GGACGATGTTAGGTGTCTAGGACTTTTTCAAAGGAGGGGGTCGCGAGACCAACACAGGTGAGTCGGTCAAGCGGGGGAAATCAGAGGGAAGTGAACCATCGCGAATGCCTTGTTCGACGTCGACATCTACGACGCCGCCAGACCAAGGCATTTTCACGACCTCACGGCCATTCACAATGGAGCTAGTAGGTTTATAAGTCTTTTGCTCACGTTTGCTTTCTTTGTGGCATGAGTTGACAAACTTGCGAACTGTCAGCAAGTCGTCATCAGATAATCCACGTAGAGAGCGTTGAATTGCCATGAGTTGGGGTGTCTGTTGAGCCGCCGTGGGGCAATAAAAGTCAATAACATAGTCCATCTCAAGATAGCCAAGTGTGGTCTGTTGGTACCCTGAAGACGCGTTGAGATTCGAATTAGCCGAAGCATAAAGTTCGAATTGAGCAAGTTGCTCTGGATCAGTTTCAACTGTTGCATCTATTTCCCAGAGTTGTACACCATTGTACACATACTCCATAGAGGCAGGCAGCCAGAACGAAGTAGTGAACGAGGGGTTATACTCTCGGATTGCAGAGAACAGTTGCAGCGCGTTTGTGGGTGCCAAGTTGGAATCAATAGATTGTTGTACACCAAGGGCAAATGCAGTGGCGCCAGACCAAGCTGTGGTGCCGCCAGAACCGCCAAGGTTCAAAATATCTGGGGTCACGTTCGGGACATATCTAATCACTAATCGCCTAATGGCATAATACTGATAGATCGTCTCTTGTTGAAGGAGACGGCTAGAGATTCTGCCAGGGGACACTGCCATAGTGGATTGTTGTCCACTAGAGGTTGTATTATAGAATAGGATCGAACTGTTCGAACGCGGCGTCGCCAGATAAGCTGCCGAGAAAATATCAGTACCGGTCACACGGACACCAAGGGTTGAGCTTTTGCCCGGCCCTGATATCTGGGTCAGTTTCTGGTAATTTGAGGACAGATTGAAAGAAGCGGGCCCTTGTCGGTAGCCAACGGAAGTAGGCGCACCGAACATTTGGCCGGATCCAAAGCCGGATCCTGGCATGAGAGAGACAGATTTGACTTCAGCATTGCGCATTGATCTTAATTCAGAAGTTTTCTTCTTGTTCGGACCAAGACGGGGGTTAGATTGAGAATCCTTCTTCTTGGACTTCTTCGGCGGGCCTTCGCCGGGGTATCCAAGAGTAGGGTTAAAGTCACGGAACGTTGCAGCGCCTTCAAGAGTTTTGGGTGGAACAAACCTTGACTCCAAACGCTCACGCAATTCATTTACTTTCAGGATAATCTGACGGTTCCTCTTCTGACGCCCTGTAGGGAGCGGAGGAAACCGTGATTTAACCTTACGGTATTTGTGAACGGTGGGTCGCCGGGGGGAAAAGGTGTTCATTACAATTCCATTGATGGCGGCAGCAATGGCCGGAGCAGCGTAAAGATAAGCAGGAGAAATAGACATAGACTTTCTTCCGAAGAACAAAGACGGTTTGGGATTCCAGATGATTCTGAGAATCGGAAGCGGGACTCCAAACAGCCCCGCCAAACCGTCAAGCCCGGAATTACTTCCGGGCGCCCTCCTTCCGTTTAGGAGGGGCCTCTGTCCAAGTACCAAGGGCTTTCTTCCTGGCCTTGGTAGCCTCAAACTTAGCAAGACGTGTAGCATGGTCGTCTCGCTGTTTCTTGGACGGGGCTGCCCGATCATCCTTGGGCACATCTTTCACCTCTTTCTTGTGCTCAGATTTGGCACGTGCAATGGTGATAGATGGATCCTCTCTAGGAGGCATAGGCAGTAAAGGAATGCCCAAGGGGTGAACGTCACCGTCAACCACAGCTGGAACCTTCGGTTTGGCGAGTACAGGCTCCTGACACAGCGGTGGTGTCAAGTGGTCTTCTACTGTACGACAGTTTACTAACCACTCACGGAAACGTGCAACGTCAAACTCTGGTAAAGCAGATTCACAATAATCGTCAAGCCAATCACCAAGTTCATTGGGATATTGAGCATCCAACGGTATATTGCTAAGCCACGAAGCCATAGGTTGAAGATCGGGATTAAATTTAATGTCAGAACCATGTGCCTTGACGACGGACCAACAGATTTCCCCTATAATTGGAGTATTATAATCAGTGAGTGAGAAGGAACGAACTTTCTCAAGCAACTTCATTGAAGGGGTAATTGTGGGATGCATGGCCACTGTTGTGTGAAGCTTCGACAACTGTCTAGGCAAATCACAACAACTGTTGATGTCACCAAACCAAACATTAGGCGAGTACACGCGGGCGAGGAACTTAATGCCCAGTGAACCACACCGGACCAACGAAATTGTAAGTTCCTGGCCAACCATCCTCGCCGCTCGCTCATAGGTTTTGGGATCAACATCAGCTGTAAGGCCATCATCTCCACCATACACTCCTAAGCATTTCCAAGCTCGGGAGGGAGTATAGTGGACGCCATCAATCTTCGACATGCGCAAGCATAAATATGCAACAAACGCATTCATCAAAGAATTGAAGGCAGAAGTTTCTGGAGAACCAGATCCACGGGAGAAACCTTGGTGATAAACGGTCCCGAAAGTTGCGTATGCGACCATACCATATTGGGATTTATGTAGCTGCATCAACTCATCATGGTATTGCGGTCTGAACGCTCGTAACAGGATCATTTTCTCAAGCTCACGCATCACATTTGATCCATGACCATCAAAGCGGGAAAAATCAGTATTCGTGGCAATCTGTGCACCATTAAGGACCTCAGCAACACGTCGAGCAATGTCCACTGGGGGTTTGCTGAACGCATACCACGGCTGGGCCTTGAGGATGTCAGTGAATGCATACAAATATCTGCTATAATCACGCTTGTCAGGACCATTAATTTGAGATATTGCTCGAGGATCTTTGACATTATCATAAGCTTCGGCCTTCATAAACATCTTAATTACGCGAATTGGGAGAACAGTCTCTGCATTCGCGAGGATTCGGCGTTGTGAGGGTCTATTTTGTCGATCGAGAACATCATCAATATCAAGAGGATCAAGAATATGGACGTAAGGAACAAGGTGTTGGGAAAACTCCAACATGACTCTGGCGAGAAAGTCTTTGATGGGCAACTCAGGTGGCCGGACATTCTCAACTCTACCAGTAACACACTGCTCTTCATTGGCTACAGTACGGTCGGGCGCAAAAGCGCCATGGACAAGCGGAGACATAAACGCAACTAAGCTCGGCTTGGCACCAGGCTCGTATCTAAAAGGGTCAAATTGATATCTACGAACACCGGTTTCAACGGGAAATACAATCGATGGCTTAGGATGAGGGGTCGCGATGAGATGGTATTCCAACAACGGAGCAGCTTTAACTCTATCTCCGTCAGTAAACGCCAACACCTGGGGCATGGTCAAATCATACTTTGAGGTGCGAGCAATAGTTGCGATGGTTTCATCAACAGTGATAGGAACCAGGGAACTAGAAAATTGCTCACATTTGCCAGTAGATATGAACATGCCTTTTGGTGTGTTCACTTGCATTCTCAAAAACCCGTCATTGGTAGCAACCGACAGTCTATCCAATTTTCCACTTTGCAACCACCAGTAAGGGATCGTGGCCATTGGCCCACGCCACAATCCCGTCGGACTAAGGAGAATCAGCTGGTGATCATCCGAAGTGGACCGGCGGTCGACAAGATACGACACGTACTTGAAACACACACCCAAAAAGTACCACGAGACCGAAAGGTGGTCAACACTGTAGTTCCAAACTTGATGGATATATGTTCCACCACCAACAACGTAATAAAGGACTTGGTTCAGCTTGTTGAATGTAAAGCTATGGTTTGAAGCGACCCGAGCCACAACTTCAGGCTGGAAGGTGTAGATCAAGACGGGAACATGATGTTCCAATAAGAAGCTAGGCATATCAACATACTGATCAACATCGATCATCACGGCTAGTGGGTTGGTCGGCAGAGCAAGGGGAACCGGGGCCACTCCCAGGTCTTTGGTCCAATAGTAATCTCTACTACCTTGCCTGCTGTTTCTGACATCTGACGCTGACATGGAAATAAAATAAGGTTGAAGGCCAACGGAGGCGGCGAAGCGTTCAGCTGTGATGCTCGCAGCACTCCTATCGGCAGCAGCGACAGGGTGGGTGTGATGGCGTGGGACGTTCATCTCCGTCAAGGAGAGGTTTTGAAATGCATTTCGAAGCGAATCAGAACGTAATGGCAAGCCCGACGCCGAAACGGACATCAACGCAGACACCCCTGAGCGGAGAGGGCTCCGCACAGCTGCGCTGAAAGAAGCCAGGGTGGACAGCACCGCTGGGCTAGTTACACCAGTAACCCTCTGAAAGAAACCGGGTAAACTAGACGTCTGCCTCTCAGAAGCTTGATGGAGCTCGTGGGAGAGGTCAGAAAGATAAGAAACGGCAGATTCAGTGGCGTCACCAACAGTAGAGGCGGCGGCACGGAAAACCTTAAGAAAAGAGAAAGCTGACATTTTACGGTAATGCTAAACCGGG